GAGATCGGATTCACTTTCGGAGAGCAATGGAGGTAGCGATGTGTTGCGAACGATGGCAACCATTTGAAAACCTGTTCCTGCATGAGGTTGGGGCAAAGATGCCCCTTCCCGAAATAGCAGCGAAGCTTGAGAGATCGGAGTCTGCAATCACCCGTCAGGCATCCCGCATCGGCGCTCCTCTCCTTAGTCGAATGAACGGCAGGCCATGGACCGATGCTGAGCTATTCCTCTTTGGCCGATTCAGCGTCGAAGAAATAGCCGTGGCTACCGGTCGATCAATCACCTCTGTACGCAATAAGCGCAACTCACTGGCACGAAAGTCAGGAGGAAAAATTATGTCTGAATGGACAAGCGAAGAGCTCGCCCTGCTCTGGCGTTACAACAATGAGCAGGTCGCTGAAATGACCGGGCGCAGCGTTGAGGAAGTTGGGGATCGGCGTTTGAAAGCCAACTACGAGCGCAATAACTGGCCTGAGTTCGATCCGGAGCGTGAGTCATGAGATACGGATCTGTATGCAGTGGCATCGAAGCCGCAACAGTGGCATGGTCACCGCTTGGCTGGAAAGCTGCGTGGTTCGCCGAGATTGAAAAATTCCCTTCAGCCGTGCTGGCCGCCCGCTGGCCTGAAGTTTCCAACCTTGGCGATATGACCAAAATCGCCGCCGCGGTGCGCGCTGGTGAAGTAGAGGCGCCGGATGTTCTGGTCGGCGGTACGCCGTGCCAGGCGTTCAGCATTGCTGGATTACGTAACGGCCTCGCCGACGCGCGCGGGCAATTAACCCTTTCCTATGTGGAGCTGGCAGATGCCATCGATGACAAGCGCCGCGAAGCCGGCGAAGAAGAAGCCATTATCGTCTGGGAAAACGTCCCCGGCGTGCTCAGCAGCAAAGACAACGCCTTCGGCTGCTTCCTTGCCGGTCTGGCTGGAGAAGATGAAGCAATCGAACCTGGTGACCGACCTGCAGCAGGAAAAAGTAACCAGTTCTGGCGCTGGAGCAAAAAAGCCGGTCATCACATTGCAGCATGGCCGCAGCATGGTTGTGTTTATGGACCACAGCGCGCGCTGGCCTGGGTTGTCAGAGATGCCCAATACTTCGGAGTGGCCCAACGCCGCCGCCGTGTGTTCGTTGTCGCAAGTGCTCGAACAGGGTTCGATCCCGCAGAAGTACTTTTTGAGTTCGACGGCGTGCGCCGGGATTCTGCGCCGAGCCGAAGCGCGGGGAAGGCAGTTGCCGCCCTTACTGCGCGAGGCGTTGGAACGTGTGGCGCAGACGACAACCAGGCACAAGGGGGGCATCTGATTGCCTTTGGTGGCGGGAATACCAGCGGAAGCATTGAAGTAGCCGCGTGCTTGACCGCAAAAGGGCAACGCATCGATTTTGAAGTGGAAACCTTCGCCGTGCACGGAACGCAGGATCCAGACACCAACCGCGAACTGGCACACACGCTTGGTCGCAACAACGGACAGGAAAACGCATGCATCGCCTTCAGCTATAAGGATCATGGTGCTGATGCCACCTTTAATTTATCCCCGACCATGCGCGCTGGCAATCACGATGCCAGCCACGCCAACAGCGGTCAGCCTCCTGCAATCGCTTATGCATTTAAAGCAGGACAAGGTTCCAAGGCTGGCGGGATTGGCTATGCCGAAGAGCAGGCACCAACCCTCACCAGTGCAAGCAGTGGTACAAACCTGGCGCCCGCAATCTGCATACAGCACGCATCTATTGGCCGGCATGATTCCGCTGGCCCACAGGGTAAGGGTTTTCAGGAAGATGTTGCCTTTACCCAGGACTCTCGCTCATCTGCCGACGTCGTACAATTTGGTATGCAGGTGCGCCGCCTTACTCCAGTCGAATGCGAACGCCTTCAGGGATTCCCTGACGATCACACCTTGATTGCGTGGCGTGGAAAAGACGCAGCTGAATGCCCGGATGGCCCGCGTTATAAAGCGATCGGCAACTCTATGGCTGTACCGGTAATGCGCTGGATTGGTGAGCGCATCGCCGCCGCGCTGCCAGCCGAGAAGATGACTGGTGATTATGGCGGAAGTAAAACTCCGCTCGACCAGCGCGACCTGTGGCGCACTCCGCCAGCGTTATTCACTTCTCTTAATGCCGAGTTCTGCTTCCAGCTAGATGCGGCCGCAGCACCGCATAACGCTCTGTGTAAGAGGTTCATCACCGCCGAGCAGAACACGCTCGAAACGCCCTGGGCTGATTACCTCAGCATTCCGGGCTACGTCTGGCTGAACCCGCCTTACAGTGACATCACTCCGTTCGTGAAGAAGGCCGCCGCCGAGAGCGCCAATCAGATCGGCACTGTGATGTTGGTTCCGGCAGACACTTCGGTCGGCTGGTTCAAAGAGGCGATCCAGACCGCAAGCGAGGTTCGCTTTATCACCGCCGGGCGGCTGGCATTCATTAACCCGGTGACCGGCAAGCCTGTGTCGGGAAACAACAAGGGCTCAATGCTCATCATCTGGCATCCGTACCCGAGAACACACTGCCACTTCGCAACTGTGGATCGGGACGAGTTAATGACTTTCGGGGCGAAACTTCTCGCCCGCCGGGAGGCAGCATGACACCAGAAATCGAAAACGCCATCCGCGCGCAGGGCCGTAAATGCGTGGATGAAATCCGCCAGGCAATGAAAGCCCGGCCAAAGCCGAAATGGAATTCAGTGGTGCCGCCGATCCTCAAAAAGCATCACGCAAAGATAGAGCCGATGGGCGTCAGCCTTGTGGCATTCGTTAGCAGAATTGGGCGGATGACAGGCCGCTATGGAGTGGAATCGTGAAAACAGAAAAAATCGTAATGATGGACAGTGAAGAAGCGGCCAGCATCCAGACTTTAACCGGCTGGGTTGATCGACATGGGCGATTTTGGGGAAGCGATGAGCACCAGGCGCGTTGGTGCGGGGCCACTCATCGCAAGTGCAAAAACAAACCTGATGAGCACCATATTCATAGCACTCATGGCTATTGCGAAGAATGCCACCGCGAAAGCCGCCAGGCGAAGTTCGCTACCTTCGAGCGCGCGGTATGGGCCGGAGAGCCGCTCGTTATCTTTGATGATGACCAGTACTTTTTCGACGCTGAATCGCTGGCCGACTATTGCTATGAGCACTCCCTGCTGCCTAGCGAGTTGCAGTTAATGATCTGCGATCCTAAATACCCGCCAGAGTTCGACCTGGAACAGCACTGCGAAGAGATCATGCCTGATGGTGATGATTATTCCTGCTTGCCGCAAGCTGTGCGTGATGCTGCTGAGGCGCTGAATAAGGCGCTGAAAGAAAGTGTTCCAGTATCGTGGAGCGCCAGCAATTGCGTGGCGATCGTCTCTGACGACATGCTCACCGACGAGCAGAAGGCAGAAATCATGGCGGAGCGTACCGCATGAAAGCCAAAATCACCAGGTCGCTAAAGCGGCCTTTTTTATTTCTGGCGTTCACCTTCAACCGTATTAACCAACAGTTCCGGGAGCACCCATGAATCGAGCATCAATCACCATAGCATTAATGGCCGGGGCAATGGCATCTGTTAAATCGTGGAACGTCGCCACCCTGTCCCCTTCCCTTTATGCCGGATTTAGCTACCCGGTGAGCAGCGGAAAGACTGGCATCGCAGCAGCGCGCCGGGCCGCCAAGAAACGCAGGAGAGCACGCAATGGCTGACATCATCGATAGCGCATCAGAGATTGAAGAGCTTCAGCGTAACGCTGCCCTTTCCGCTCACCGCATCGACCGCAGCGCGGTATCGGCTGTGCATTGCGAGGACTGCGGCGTCGACATTCCAGAAGAGCGGCGCACGGCGGTTCCCGGCTGCCAGATGTGCGCCGACTGCCAGTCTCTGCGCGAATTGAAAATTAAGCAGCGAGGTTTTTAATCATGAAACCAACAATGACCCGCGGCGAATTACGCGTCATCGCAGATACCGACCATGTGCAGTGCGGTGATGCTGCGGCAATGGCGAACATGCTGCTGGAGTTGCTTGATGGCTGGATCAAGTGCAGCAATCGGATGCCGGATAGTATTTACGTACTGGCCGCCGACTTTAGTGGAAAGCAGTACCCGGCAAACTTGCCGAACATTCAGATTGGCATATACGCAGACTGGTTCGCTGATGGCAATCCATCATGGGATGATGGGGATGGTAACGACCTACGTCTCAAGCAGGTGACCCACTGGATGCCACTCGCGGCAGCGCCTGATCAGGAGGTTTAAGTGGAATCTATTCAGGATATTCGCAACCAGTTAGAGGTGATCGTTGCTGCTGCACACCGCGTCGCATGCTCTCTCGATATAGGCGAAGAGCGAACCGAGGCCTTTGAGCTTTACGAGGCACTGCGTCGACTACAGCGCAAGGGGGCGGCTGCGGAGATGCTGGCTGCCACTAATCCCCTGCTAAATCAGTCGCAGAATGACGATGAGGATGACTGGTGGGAGGATGAGGACGACTGACGCAACTTACAGGCGATTCACTGAGTCGCCTGTTGGGTGCCTAGCACCGATAAGACCTATCTATCATCCCTTGATGTTTGCCGCCTGCGGGCGGCTTCTTTTTGCCTGGAGTAAACCATGGTTTCTGAAAAGCCAATCACCGCGCAGCAGGCGGCGGAATTCCTGATCGTGTCTCCTCGCACCATTTATCGGCTGATTGATTCCGGCAAGCTCGCCGGGCAGAAGATCGGGAACAAATACCGCACAACCGATGCGGCCTGTATTGCGTATTTACACGCCCGGCGCGATCCTGTTACGGCGAGCGCGGGTGAGCATAAAGGAGAAATTCTATGTCAATCACCCTCAGGGGCGGCGTCTGGCACTGTCATTTCGTTACGCCGTCAGGGAAAAGAATTAGACGATCTCTTGGTACGGGGGACAAAAAGCAAGCGCAGGAGCTGCACGACAAGCTAAAGGCTGAAGCATGGCGGGTGGATCAGATTGGTGATTTACCGGCGAGGACGTTTGAGGAGTGCTGCATACGGTGGCTGCGCGAGAAGGAAGACAAGAAGTCACTGGACGATGACCGGACAAAGATAGAGTTTTTCCTGCAGCACTTCGCCGGGCGCGATATTTCAACCATTACAGCCGAGCAGGTGAATGATGCCGTGTCGAAGATGATCAACCGCCGGCATTTTCGTATCTGGCAAACGCAAAGAGATTCTGCAGTGCGTAAAGGAAAGGAGCCCCCGGCATACGTATCAAAGCCGGTAAGCCAGGCGACAAAGAGCCAGCATCTGTCCTTCATGCGCGGGTTGCTGCGTGCTGTGGCGAATGACTGGGGATGGATAAAGACTGCGCCGGTCATCAAGACAAAGAAGCCTGTTAGCAAGCGCATACGCTGGCTCACGCGAGATGAGGCCGAAAGGCTGATTGAGTGCATGCCGGAAAGCATAAAGCCGGTGGTGATCTTCGCCCTGGCTACCGGCCTGCGCCGCTCCAACATTCTTGATCTGGAGTGGCAGCAGGTCGATATGCAGAGAAAGGTTGCATGGGTAAATCCGGAGAACGCAAAAGCGGGCAAGGCTATCGGCGTCGCTCTGAATGATACCGCATGCAGGGTGTTAAGGGATCAGATAGGGAAAAGTTCGCGGTGGGTTTTCGTTCACACCAAGCCCAAGCACCGGCCAGACGGAACGATAACACCGGCAGTGAGGAAAATGCGCGTTGACGATAACCAGGCATGGTATATCGGGCTGAGGAAGGCCGGGATTGAAGACTTCCGCTTTCACGACCTCCGGCACACCTGGGCGAGCTGGCTGATACAGTCCGGCGTGCCGCTGTCCGTTCTTCAGGAAATGGGCGGCTGGGAGTCTATCGAAATGGTGCGTCGTTATGCTCACCTGGCGCCGAACCATTTAAGCGAACATGCCCGGAAAATTGACGCCATTTTTGGCATCGATGACACAAACATGACACAAGGAGGAAATCAGGCTGGATTAAAATTAGCGTAACCTGCTGATTTTAAATGGTACGCCCTACAGGGTTCGAACCTGTGACCTACGGCTTAGAAGGCCGTTGCTCTATCCAGCTGAGCTAAGGGCGCATTACGCG